GACTACGACTACCACCAGATGCAAGACATTATTGACTCTATAGCCCCATAAAAAGGGATGATATAATTATCATGAGGAAACAAGCCCTTTAATCTATAAAGAAAAAAGAGGTGAAATACATGGCATATACACGTGGTAGTTCTAACGATATTATCGTTGGAGCAGCAGCACTCTTCACATACGAAGCAGGCGCACTTGCAGACGCAGATCGACCAGCGTTCGTGGCAGGTACATCATACAAGGACACCCTTGAAAATGATCTAGACTTCCGCAACGTTGGATATACAATGAATGGTTTGGAAATCCAATTCCAGCCAGATTTCGGCGAAGTAGCAGTAGACCAGGTACTTGACGTTGCTAAGTTATTTAAGCAAGGCATGCAAGTAAACCTAAATACTACATTCGCAGAATCAACACTAGAGAACCTTCTATTTGCCCTTGCAGGCAAGGATGGCGATCTAACAACAGTTTCAAGCAACCCAACACTTAATCTTTCAGCAGGCGATATTGGCGACGTTCCAGTAGAGCGTGGCTTGATCGCAGTTGGACCAGGAACTGGAGACGCAACCGAGAATATCGAGCGTGTCTACGTTGCATACCGTGCACTTTCAATTGAGAGCGTATCAGTATCAGCAAAGCGTGACGAAGCGACAATGTTCGAAGTATCATTCCGTCTTCTTCCAAACGACAACGGATCATACGGTAAGATCGTAGACCGCACAGTCGGCGTATCAGCATAATACAACTTAATATATGAGAGGCTCAATCCTTCGGGGTTGGGCCTTTCTGTTTGGTATACTTATATAATGGCTACAGAAATATATAAAACTGGAATTATTTATTTAGTTGACGGAACAGAGGTAGAAATATCTCCGCTTAAGATTAAATATCTAAGAAGGTTTATGGATGACTTTGAAGGTGTGCGCTCAGCACAGGGTGACATAGAGGCTATATCTGCTCTTGCTGTCTGCGGGATGAACTGCATGAAACAATATATGCCAAGGATTTCAAACTCTATTGAAGACTTTGAAGACGCAATAGATTTAAAAAACATATATAGACTACTAGACTATGCTGCAGGAATCAAAGTAGATGAAAAGTCTGATGAAGGAGTAAAGAGTCAGGCAGTTAAGTCTGGAGCAACTTGGGAAGATCTTGATTTGGCAAAACTAGAATCAGAAGTTTTTTTGCTGGGCATTTGGAAAGATTATGATGAACTAGAAAGATCTTTATCAATGCAAGAGATAACCGCAATACTAAATGTAAAAAGAGAAGAAGATTATTCTACCAAAAAATTTCTGGCAGCAATGCAAGGAGTAGACTTAGACAAAAATGCTAACAAGAGTAACGCTTGGGAAGATATGAAGGCTAGGGTGTTTAGTCGTGGGCAGGCAAATGACTCAAGAGACATACTTGCCCTTCAAGGTCAAAATGCAAGTAGTGCTGGATTTGGTATTGGTATGGGCTTAGACTACGAAAAAATAGACTAAAATAAGCCTGTCGCTATGGTATAATTAACTAACAAACCTATTGGAGGAAAAAATGGCAGAACAAACAACTAAGCAAATCACTCTTATTGATGGAACAACCGTTGATGTTAGACCACTAAAGATTTCTTTGCTTAAGCCTTTTATGAAAAGATTTCAAGAACTATCAGATGTATCAGATAATAATGATGAGTCAATGAACGTACTTTTAGATTGTGTAGAAATTGCATTTAAGCAATATTTAAAGGAAGAAGTTACTCGTGAGGCACTAGAAGATAATATCGACTTGCCAACAGTATACGCAGTAATCGATGCAGCCTCTGGTATTCAACTTACAGATCCTACAGCATTACTAGCATCAAAATAATTTAAAAATGAATAGGGGTGTCATGAATAGTGTCTGATGTAAATGCTAATATTGGTATACATTTTGACACTAGTGATGCTCTTGCTCAACTAAGAAGGCTTCAGGCTGGACTTAGTAAATTCAATCAGTCCTTAACAGAGGGCAATGTCGCTGCTGCAAATGCACAAAAGGGTTTAAATTCACAACTCATGCAGTCGATCAATGCTACTGGAAAGTTTGTAGCATCACAAAAAACCATTGCCTCAAGCACCACAGCGTTCACGGATTCACTAGAAAAAAATAAGTTGAGCATGAGCCAGTACTTTAGGTACACGGCTGCTGCTGCAACAATGAATAGCAAAACCCTAAAAAATGTTTTTGCACAAGAAAAAGATGTTCTAAAAAGGGCAATGAAAGATAGAGTTAAAACTCTACAAACACAGTATATACAACTAACAAATGCCAACGGAGAGTTTGTAAAAGTTCTTCAAGTTGTTCCAAAGCATCTTAAGATGGTAAATGGTCAGTATGCTGACTATGCTACAAGAACTCAGATGGCTGCTCAAAGACAGCAATTCTTAAATCAACTATTAAAGCAAGGCTCAACTCAACTTCTAAACTTTGGTAAGAACACTCAGTGGGCAGGCCGTCAGTTAATGGTTGGTTTAACTATCCCACTCTCAATTCTTGGTTCTACAGCAGCCAAGGTATTTAGAGAGATGGAACAAGCCACAATCAGGTTCACTAGAGTCTATGGTGACTTGACAACGAGCATGGGTGATACTGACAAAGCAGTTGCAGAAATACAATTACTTGCAAAAGAGTTTACAAAGTTTGGTATTGCTGCTAAAGATACCATGGAAATGGCAGCATCTGCAGCAGCAATGGGTCTTACTGGGGCAGATCTACAGGCTCAGGTTACAAATGCAACAAGACTTGCCGTACTTGGTCAGGTGGAACAAGCACAAGCACTAGAAACAACAATTTCTCTTCAAAATGCTTTTGGAATTTCAGCAGAACAACTTGCAGGAAAAATTAATTACCTTAACGCAGTTGAAAACCAGACAGTTCTATCTATTGAAGATTTAACAATTGCAATTCCAAAGGCTGGTCCAGTTGTAAAACAACTTGGAGGATCCGTAGAAGATCTTGCATTCTTTATGACTGCAATGAAAGAAGGTGGAATCAACGCATCAGAAGGCGCTAACGCACTCAAGTCTGGTCTTGCTTCTATGATTAATCCTTCTAAGAAGGCAGCAGAATTCCTTGCAGATCTTGGTATCAACATAAAGGGTATTGTTAATGCCAATGCTGGAGACCTAAAAGCAACAGTAGTAGGATTTGCAAGAGCACTTGACACACTAGACCCACTAAACCGTGCAAGAGCAATTGAGCAGATGTTTGGTAAGTTCCAGTTTGCTCGTCTATCAACATTATTTCAGAACGTAACAAAAGACTCTTCACAAGCAGGAAGAGCGCTTGCATTAGCAGGAGCATCAATTGAAGAACTTGCTATTTTATCTGAGAGAGAATTAGGCAAAGTAGAAAACGCTGTTGGAGTAAAATTCCAGAAACAACTTGAAAACTTAAAGTTGCAACTTATCCCAATTGGAAAAGCATTCTTGGAAGCAATAACACCAGTTGTTCAGTTTGCTGCAAATATGTTAGAAAAGTTTAATAACCTTAGCGATGGAACAAAAAAGTTTGTAGTTGGATTTGTTGGAGTAATCGGAGGAATTGCTCCAGTTGTATTGATGACAGTTGGTCTTGTTGCTAACGGTGTTGCAAACCTTATCAAGTTCTTTGCAATGCTTCGTAGTGGAGTTGCAAAACTTAATGGACAAAACAATGTTCTTGGTGGTGGATTTGATTACCTAACTCAAGCAGAAACAGAAAACCTTGCACAAACTCATGCACTTCATTTATCTCATAAAGACTTAATCTCAACATTCAATGTGGAAAAGGCATCAGTAGAAGCATTAGCCTTAGCCTATCAAAATGCAGCATCTCAGGCAAGAGCGCTTGCCTCTGGTTCTCCAGGACTGTTTAATGCAGTTCCAGGTCCAAAGGGTGCAGTATCTGGTTTGCCAAAGTTTGCAGACGGAAAAGTTCCAGGTAACGAATCTGCAGGAGACAGTATTCTTGCACTTGTTGCACCAGGAGAGACAATTGTTCCAACTGCTCAGTCAAAGAAATATGGACCATTACTAAAAGCAATAATGGGAGACGATCTTCCAGGGTTTAAAAAGGGTAGGTATGCGGAGGGAGTAAGTCAAGCAGACAGAACTTATAGCGCTGCTCAGGCTGCTGGAGACTCAACCGCTCAAGACTATATAGAAAACGAACTTGGAAGAATTAGACAGTTAAGCAAGAATGCTTTAATAAAATATGCTGAGGCAACTGGAAAAGATGTATCAGATACTTCATCCAAAGCCCTGGAAGAAATTCGTGACTCCATTATTTCTGACTTTAAAACAATTATTGCAGAAGTTAAAGCAGAGACTGGGAAAGTAACAGAACAAACAATTGCAGCAATTGGAAAGAAGTTTGATCCAGCAAAAGGCTCAAGCAGAATGGGAGCCTATCATCCAAAGTTTGATCAATTACAAAGACAAGAGTTTTCACATGTAGGACAAACTAAGAGAGTTGATGCAAGCGAAGATGATGGATTAAATTTAAGTCCAGAGGCTCGAAATCAAGTAGAACTTATTAAAAAATTCTATGGTGATGGTGGTGGCAGTGGGGATGGCACTATGCCAGAACTCAAGGTTGCCGATGCTCATGGATTTATGCTACAGGGCAAACTAAACAATGCAATGTCAACTAGGGGAAAGTCTCAATCATATGAGGCTAAAAATGGAGCAGGAAGTTTAGGAAAAGATTTCCAAGCAGATTTTGAAAAGACTGGCGCTGAAAAATGGAGAGCAATGACCACCATGATGGGTGGAGATTTTGATGAACTAAAGGGCCAGGCAGAGATCTATGATAATCTATTAATAGAAAAATTAAAAAAATGGAATGCAGATAATGCTGCCAAAGAAGTACCAGAAATTTTTGACGACGCTACATTCAAGTCACTTGAATCTCAAGTAACAGCAGAAATGCAAAAACTTGCACCAGAATTTGCAGGGATAGTTGAACAAGCAAAGAAAAGTATTACAGCAATAAGAATAAGTCTAGGCGAAGACTTTGATGAAGTAAATGCAATGCTTAAGGCAAACGGTGCTGGAAGCCTTGGAACAAATGCAAACAATGCAAAAATACTTAATCATGAAGCAAGACCAGAAGATCCTAGATTACTAGGAACAATGGGCTCAGAAAGTATTGCTGAACAAGTTGATGCAGACCTTACAGCAGCAGAGAAAAAAGCAGAAACAAGATCACCATCAAAAAGAACCGAAAGGCTTGGAGTAGATATTGGAGAAGGGCTAAAGATTGGCCTTGAAAGAAAAACAAAAGATGTAAAGTCTCAAGCAGACCAACTTGCAGAAGCAGCAATTCCAAAGGTAGATACTGCAAATCAAGCCAAGTATGATGCTATGAAGAATGATCCAGAGCAAAGACAAATTCAAAAATCTATTGATAGACACTATAGAGACAAGTTTGGTTCTAGAAAAGTTCCAGTTCCAACTTCAAGCGAATCAACAGAGACATCCTTAACAGTAGATGTTGATCCTAAAGCACTGATGTCTGATATGTCTGCAGTAAAGGCTGCTAGACAGAAAGCAAACGAATTAGAAAAGCAAGCATCTGATGCAGAGGCTGCAGCAGCAAAGATTAGAACTGAAGCAGCAAAATGGGAAGAAGTTGCAGCCCGTGAAAAGGGCAAGAATATGCACACTGCTGAAAATGCTAGAGACCTTAAAAAACTGGCTGATGAAGCAGAAGTCAGAGCAGCAGAAGCAAGAATAAAAGCAGCAGAAGCAGAAACCGCAGCAGCCAATCTTGAAGGCAATACTGGTAGTTCAGAACAAATTATGTCTAACGGAACCGTTGAAGCAGGAGACGGAATGAGACGAATTGTTGAAGGCGCAGATGATGCAGCAGACTCAACTGTCTTAGTTGCAGAACAAACAGATGAAATTGCAACAGTAACTGGAGATATCATTCCAGCACAAACAGAAAATCTAGATAACGTAGTAACAACAGCAGCATTAAACGATGCAATTGTAGGAACTACTGGAGACCTTCATGGCTCTACAATAGACACAGCAATGTCTCAAGAAGAAATAGTTGCACAGCAAGAACGAGAAAAGTTTTTAAGAGAGCAAATGAATGGAGAACTTGCAAAGCAAAATGCTGCTCTTGCAGCAGGCAGCGACCTTAGCCAAACAGGTAAAAAGAGATACACTGAAGATCAAGCACTAGCCGAAGCATATGGTGATGGTACCGATGCAAACCCAGGGTACACCATGGACAAGAATGGACACTTACTATTTGATCCAGAACTAGATGAGAACGGCAAGAAGCAACCAACAACCATGACTGAAAAGCAAATTAAAAAGAAGAAGCGTGGTATGCGTAGAGAAAAGGTTGGTAAGTATTCTGGTAAGGCCACTGGCGTACTAGGTATGGCAACGATGGCAGCAGGAGCCATGGGAGCGCCACCACAGGTAACAGCGGCATTAGGTACAGCAACAACTGTTGCACAATTTGCTCCAATGCTTGCTGGTATGGGCCCCGTCGGTTGGGCTGCAGCAGGAATTATGGCAGTCGGTGCTGGGGCATATGCACTAAATAAACACTTTGGAGATATGGCAAAGGCTGCAGCAAAGTTTGTAATTGAAACATCTGCCACAAGAGAAAGCATGAAAAAGATGGGAGAACTAACTGGTAAAGTTGGTGCCTCTCAGATTATGGATAGAAGAAGGCAGGGCTCTCAGTATAACAAATATAACGAAGAGTATAAAACACCAAGCACATTTGGTAAAAAGTTTATGGGCTCAGATCTTGGAAAAGATACAAAGAAAACATTTAAGAAAAATATTGAAAAATTTGGAGAACAAAAAGCCGTTGACGATCTTGCATTAAAGTTAGCAACACAGGTAGCAGATGGTGTATTGACTGGAGATCAGGCAGACAGTATTGCTCAAGCCCTAGGAATTTCACTAAGTAAGCAAAGCATTGGAGTTCAATTAATTGGACAGATGAAAACCATAATTGGTCCAAATGGAGAAAATCTAAAAAAAGAACCAGTAAAAGCAAGACTTCAGTTATTGGCAAATGCTACTAATCGAAGCGCCAATGCTCGCCGAGCATCAGAATCTAAAGATGCATCATTTACTCAAAGAAGAAAAGATATTGCTGCCCTTGCAGCATACAATATAAACAATGTTGAAATGGCAAGCATGTTGGCCGACCAGGTTGCCATGGAGTATGAAACACAAAAGAAAAAATTAGAAACAGAGATCGCATCAACTACAAATTTAGAGAAAAAACTAAAACTACAGACTGAACTTGGTATACTAAAGGACAAAGAAGAAGTTGATACACAGGTAATGAACAATGCTATAGTTAACCAAATATTTGCAGCCCAAGCAGATTTTAAGAAAAACTATAGCAGTTTATCATTTGGTTCTGGGTCACAAAAAGAAGATGCATTTTTTGATTCATCAAGATCAGTTGTTCAAAATGCATACAAAGGAACAGGAGAAGAAAAGGCCTCAAAGGATTTCTTAAATAGAACAGAATCCTTTGGAAATCTTGGATCCACTGACAAAGAAACTGGCCTATTTAAATCAAATGGTCTTACTGGACAATTTGAGGCACAAGAACTACAGGCAACTATGGAACTTCTTGTTGGAGGAAAGGTTCTTTCTCCTACTGAAGCAAACTCAATGCTTGACTTATTTGGATCAAGACTTGGAGAACTAACTCAGGTTCTTACTCTTTCACTTAAAGAACATGGAACTGGTAAAACAAAAGAATTGTTTAACATGTTTACACAGTTTAAAGATAAGGACTTAGGGGCAGATCTTGTTAGGTATGTTGTTTTAAATAAAAAAGACCCAGCAAAGTTTGATGCAATCATGGAGACTATCTCAAACCTTAAGTCTTTAGATGGACTGGCAATAGATATGGAACTTTTATTAAAGGGCGGTGGACCAGTATTAGAAGAGATAGCAAGAAGAATGGAGGCTATTGAAGGAATTAAAGCAGATTTAGAAAAACAAGATAAAGCAGACAAAAAATCTGGTAAAAAACCACCAAAAACGGAAGAAGAAAAAGCAAAAGCAAAAGAGACAGCAGCAAAGGATATCTTGGATAGAGCAGCCAAGGCTGATCCTGCAACAACGAATGCATTTGAAGCACTTAAAAACAACAAAGAGGCCATGGCAGAATTTGTTGAGATGTCAAGAGAAGCACAATTAGAGTATGTACAAGATCTGGTTGCAGTATACGCACAGCAGAATACTATAACAGACGAACAACTTGAGGCACAAAGAGATTCTTGGGTCAACCTACAACTTATGACTAGCGAAGATACAAGAATGCTAGACAGAAAATCAAAAGAATATATTAAGGCAAAGAAAGAATTTGAAAGGCTGTATGGTCTTAAAACTTCAGGAGACAGATCAGTAGATCTTCTTCCAAGAATAGTTAAAAGCCCAATAGTAATTAATGATGCAAATGGAGATGGCATAGAAGATGGTAAACCAGAAAGAGATACAACATATGATGAATTAAATAAGCGTCTTAGAAATGTTCGTAACTCCGCTATTGATGCAGCAGGAGGAATGAAAGAACTTCAAAGAGCAATTGCAGCAACAGGAAGTAAGGCTATTGGAAATAAGTTTAAGGGCCTTGAGCAACAGTTGATACAGATGGGTCAGACCAGTCAGTTTACAGATTATCTTGCTGGACTTGACACAAAAGAGTTAAAGAAGTTTGCCTATACTGCAACCGCTGCTGATGTAAAAAAGAAAAAGGGCAAGCAAAAATATACTCAGGTAGATCCTGAAACTGGAAAGATGGTTACAAAGTACCAAAAGTTTAAGGCAGGAGACACTGTTCTTACCCAAGCGGGTAGAGACATGGAGCAAGGATATAAGAAGGCTATTATTGGAGACTACAATAAAGCACAACTTCAGTCTGTAACATTAGCAAAGCAAGAAATTGCAGCAAGAGGAAAACTACTTGCACTAGGATATGATGAACTAGATATTCAAACAATGCTTGCAGATGAAAACTACAAGACTCTTATTGCTACAGGTAAAGTAACAGAAGCGGAACTAAAGACAAATGCTGCGCTAACAAAGCAAGCAAGAATTAGAAATCAAATTAATGGAGCCGTTGCTGGACAAAAGGATTTACAGAAGACTACAGACAACCAAAAGAGAATTCCAGAAGTTGTAGCAATGATGCAACAAGGTGGAATGAGCGCAGAAGCAATTCGTGCAGCCATCACCGACCCAGGAATGCTAGATACATTGATTAACGGTATGGACAACTTTGCTACTCTTGCAAAAGATGCTCAAGATGAATTTAATCATTTGCTTTCACAGATCCAAGACATACCAGAAAGAAAAATTATTGAAATTGTATTTACTCAAACAAGAGAAGAAAAAATAATGAATGCAGCAACTGCTGCAGCAGAAATGTTTGATGCCTACAAGATGATTGACGAAAACACACTAACAAATTCTCAGGGTAATACATTTGCTGGTCTTCAAGTTATGATGGAAGATCTAAACAATCAATCTAAGATTGCACAGAATGCTATTAATTTAACTCAATCTAAGATTGATGATATGCAAAAGGATGTTGATGCAGATCAAAGAAAAATTGAAACAGACTTTACTAGACCAATTGAAAAGAAGCAAAGAGAGATAGAGAAGTTAACAAGAAGCGCAGAAATTAACTTTACTAGACCAATCCAAGCATTACAAGAAAGATCTTCGGTCCTATCCCATGACTTAGATGTTATGAATAAGGCTGCTGAAGCAATCAATGAGAAATATGATAAACAGCAAGAGGCTCTTACAAAAGTTGCAGAAATCAATCAGCAAATTATTAGTCAGCAGCAACAGCAACTTGGTTTGGCAGATGCTCTTTCCCAAGGAGATATTTCAGCAGCAGCAAAAGCAGTTCAAGATATGCGAGCATCTAATGCAGCAAACTATGCAACCAGTGCACAAGATGCTTTACAAAAATCAAGAGAAAATGAAGTTGGTAATCTTCGTGGTGGAGTAAGCGGAAAGACTCAGAAAGAAATTGAGGCAGAGCAGTGGGATATCAGTCAGAAGACTTACGACCTAGAACTCAAAAAGGCTGCGGTAGATAAAGAAATTCTCAAAATACAAGATGATATATACAATCTAGAACAGTCTAGACAAGTAGCACTTGATGCAATTCAAGTTAAGACAGATGCAATTGCAAAACTTACTTTTGGTACACTACTAGATGAACAGAATGCACTCAAAGCAATTCAAGACAAGATTCTTCCACTGCAATCACAAAGCGATTTGTTAGCAGCACAAATAACTGCAAATGACAGAAATAGAATTATTCAAGAAAAGACTAGAGCAGAGTGGGATCTTACATACAAGGCAGCAGATGCAGCAGCAAAACTTGCAAAGGGAGATCTTGCTTTAGCACTTGCAAATATTAATACAGTATCTGGAACAATAAAGGGTGCATGGGATGCTATTAAAAAAGCCTATGATGATATTAAAGATAAGTCTGTGACTCTAACAACTCATATGGTCACTACTTACGGAACAGCACTTGGTTTGCCAGACCCTAATGCAGGTAAAAAACCAACTCCAGAAGAAATAGCAGGATTGGACAAATCACTTAAGGGCAAAGACGATGGAGATAATGCTTCGCTTGGTTTTTATAATGGAGATGGCTTATTAAATGATGGAGATAAGGGAACTACTGTTTCAGACCAGGCACGAGCAGATGCACTTGCAAGACTAAATTGGAGAGCATGGGACAGAGAGGCTTCTGGTGGACTAATTAAGCCAAGACGATTTGCAATCGGTGGTACTGTAATAGGAACAGACACTGTACCAGCAATGTTAACTCCAGGGGAATTTGTAATGAGCAAGTATGCTGTCAATAGTTATGGAACTGAAACAATGAAGGGCATAAATAGTGGATCGCAGCAACTTGGATCAGTGTATAATTATGATTTGACAGTAAATGTTAGGTCTGATGCGAATCCAAACGAAATAGCAAATACAGTAATGTCTAAGATTAGACAAATCGATTCTATGAAATTAAGAGGTAATAACTTATAATGGCTACTAACCCAACGGCTGCACAGTATATGGCAGGAAGAAAAAAGTATGGAAGACCACAAGCAATGCTCTGGTCAGAGAATTCTGGCACCTTATCAAATAGCCTTTATTTGCCTAACGGATACGAGGTGGGAGCCCAGCCTGCAACGGCAGTTGATCAGTCATTGTTGGATCAATTCTTAATCTTATCAGATGACAATAGAGGAGAAATATCTATTGATACAAACAGAATTGAAAAGCGTGAAAGAATGATTAATGGAAGAATGAGATCTTATCATGTGGCTGATAAGTTAAAAATTTCAACGAACTGGAACATGCTTCCATCTAGAGCATTCGCACTATCTCCAGACTTTAATTCTGTAACTGGAAAATCAGATTATACTGGTTACTCTGGCAAACCTTCATCTGTTGATATGCAATATACAACAGACGGAGGAGCAGGTGGAGTTGATATGCTTGACTGGTATGAGAATCACCAGGGATCTTTCTGGGTATACCTTTCATACGACAAGCATTCTAATTTTGGTAAAGATGATGCAGCCTACGGACACCTAGGGCAGTACAATCAAGTTATTGAAATGTTCTTATCTTCATTTCAGTACACAGTTGTAAAACGTGGAAACTCTAATTATGATTTTTGGAATATATCAGTAACACTGGAAGAGGCATAGAATGTTCCAGAATGATGAATTAAAAAATCATCTAGAAACCTCTTCTGTAATTAGAACACAGTCTGCGGTTATTGCTGAATGGAATATGAACATTCCAAACAACATAAAGAAAATTGGCAACTATAGATATAGACCAGCAGAGCCAGAATCAGTTTATTACAGTTTGATTAATAGTTTTGATAATAATGAGACAGAAGAAACTGCTGTAAAGTTTTATTACGGTGCCACAGATGCTGACATAAAAATTGATGGTGGGGTAGACGACTTAAATCAGCCAATGTTTTTAACTCCTAAAAAAGAAAAAGTAAAACTATTTTATTCTTTAGAAGACTGCTTTGGTAAATTTAGACCAAGATCTGGAATTAACAAGGCTCAGTACTTTTCTAAGTCATATCTACATCACGCAAACTCAAGTATGTGTGATAGACCAAGATACTATATGCCAGACAAAGGAGACACTTTTAAATACTGGTCATCCTATAGAACTGAAGGTGGATCTGAATATGGTATATCAAACAAAGTTATAAATGGTCAAAACTATATACAAGATACAGCCCCATTTATTGTTTATGAAAATTCAATTCCATCAAATAGAATTGTTGTAAAAATGCAAACGCATATTGGATCAGTAGACCTTGGTCCATTTTCTAACTCTGCTGGATCTTTTGTTGATCCATTGTTTGGCAACTCTAATAAAAAAACTCCATTAAAATGGAAGATTCAAGTATTAAAAAATAATAATTGGATAGATGCAAAATCATTTACAGCAGCATCTACAAAAAAAGACGGGACCCCACTAATTTCCAATGATGGATATGTTGAACTATCATATGGCCTAATAGTACCAGAGAGATATAGAAGTTCATTCATTAAAGCAGAAGAGTACTCGTCTATTGATTTTCTACCAGCAAAAAATATAAAAGGATATGCTTATCTAATTAAAGCAAATGACTCAGATCTTGGCGTTTACCATATATGGTTTGAGAATAAATATGAAACCTTTGTTCCAAAATACGGTTGGGATATTTCTGAAGAAGAAACAAATAGGCTTTCTAACTTTGTTACGGACCTAACATCACCAGTAAAGTTTACCAACTCTTCAGATGGATTAAATACATACAGAGAGTTTGATTATATAGATGGCCTTAGAATTGTTGTAGACACAATGACAAGGTCAGACTCGGTATTCGATCTTATTGAACTTTCTCCAAGATTAGCAGTAGACCTTTCTACAAAAACAACTGATTTTTCAATAACAAAAACAGCATCAGATCTTGGAATTTCTGGTTTGCCTGTTGGTCAATTATTGGCTTCTAACGGAAGCCTTAGACTTTTTGACTATGACCAAGCATTCAACTTAAACAATAAAAACAGTATAATTAAAAATTATATAACAAAAAATATACAAATAAAAATGTATGAAGTTGTTATTAATGTTGACGGATATGACTATTTTGTTCCAATGAAAACAATGTACACAGAAGGATTTCCAGAATCAAACACAGACGACAGACAAGTATCTTTAAAACTAAGAGATATGTTTTCTTATTTTGAATCATTAACTGCACCGCAAACTTTAGCAACTAATGCATCTTTAACATCTGCTGTATCAATGCTATTAGACTCTATCGGATTTTCTAATTATGTATTTAAAAGAACAGTTGGAGAAAAAGATCCAATTATCCCTTACTTCTTTATACCACCAGACCAAACAGTAGCACAGATACTAAATGAACTGGCAGTATCAACGCAGACCGCCATGTTCTTTGATGAGTATAACAACTTTGTCATGATGAGCAAAAATTATATATTGCCTGAAGAAAGTCAAAGAACAACAGACTTTGTTTTGTCTGGATCAAAAGACTCAGTTGACGATGGAGTAGTAGAAAACAAAATAACTAAAACTAAACTTGCGAACATTATTTCTATATCTTCTCAAAACAGTGATATCTTTAATGATGGAAGCATTAACTATAAAACAAGATATATACAAAAAACTTATGGCTCTATTAAGCAAGCAAGCGTAATTGATAAAGAAAAAACCTGGATATACAAGCCAGCACTTCTTTGGGAAGTTGCGGGAGATCAAAATACAAAATCAATTAATGATCAGGCAAAAAATCAGTCAAGTTACGTTCTTGGTGCAATACCAATGAACTCTAACCTTTCATCTTCTGAGCCTTCAGTTATAAATAATGTAGTAGTAAACAACACTATGGATCTTGGAGAAGGAGTCTATTGGCTTTCAAGATACAATGGATATTTTTATTCTAATTCAGAGATAATAAAATACGATGCAGTTGAATACAGTGTAACTGGATATGGGAATGTTTGGATAAATGATGTTCTTGAGTATCAGAACTATTTTTCAAAACTAGGGCATAACGGAAAGATATATCCAACAGGGCTTGTTAGAATTTATTCTGTTCCTAATTACCAAACAGTTGGTGGTGTTGTTAAGTTAAAAAATGGAGCAGTATCAAAACACGGAAGAGGACAGTTTGGAACTCCAGTAGTAGAGCATGTTGCTGGACTAAACCCATACTGGACATCAAACGAATCAGTACGTGGCTGCAGCATGAGATCAGAACTGCTGTTTAGCCTTGCAGACCCAACATCTATTGATGCTCAAACAGAGTCATTAACATTGGACACATTGGCAGCGGGAGTTAACAACACATTAGCACAAAAGACGGTCAGAACGGGCATAATAAAAAACTTTCTTTCACAGTACTATGGAACAGAAACAGACATCAATAGACTACTAACAACACAAAGTGGAACAATACAATCATCTGCGTTTATTCTTAATGGCCCATCCTTTACTACTACTGACAAGGGTATTGACTTTGTATCTTACGTACATAAAAAGTTAACCAACAAGTATAAACATTTTGGAACAAGAATGAGAATTGTTGGAAAAATTGAAAACAATACAAACCGTGGGCAAACTCCTATTGGAAGTGATACTTACTTTGTTGTAACTGGTAACTCTCCAGATCAAAACATTAATATTAGTGCAGGATCTGGTGGCCTTGCAGTAATGCTTAATCCAGAAACAAACGTTGGTTACTATTTTGAAATTTTGGCTTTAACTGAAAACAATATTAATAGTTATAGCGACTCAGCACAAAACTTAGACAATGTTCTTTTTTATAAAGTAATGAGAGACTCAGCAACATCTAAGGCTATACCAGTCAAACTCTGGGGCGGACTAACAAACATTATTGTTGATGATGGTAAGTTTACTGGTCAATCAAGAATGGTTGGAGAAGAAAATCCAACTGTGTATGATTTGGCTGTAGAGTATCAAAATGTTGGAAACATAAGAAGATTTTTCCTTTACATAAATAACAGGCTAGTTGCAACAGTTGATGACAAAGAACCGCTTCCAGTTTATAACAATATGGCAATGTTTGTTAGAGGTTCTGCAAGATGTATGTTTGAAAACCTATATGCACTTACAAATAACTATACTCAAAATACTACCTTTGCATTAGATACACCAGTGATGTCTGCTGTAGATGATCAAGAGATTGATGCCAATGAGTCATTTAGGAAGTACGCAATGAGTGGAATAGTCCAGTCAACATATCTTTCAGGAATAAGTCCGTCGGAACCACCAGCATACAGTATGTACTTTGAAGAGTTTGGATCAATTATGAGAGAGGCAGCATATTTTAATGTAAGATATGACAAGGCTTATCCAGCACTCTATGCAAAATTATCACCAACCTTTAATAGAATTAAGGGGTACACAGTGTCTGGATTTAGAGCAGGCTCTTATGGTGCAGAGTTTTTAATATTTAACGCTACAGACACAGCACTTAGCCTAGATGAAACAACTGGAAACTACTTAAGAATTCAGGGAGTAACTTTCACTCAAGAGTCTCAGCATCAGTTAACTATGGATGAGTTCTTTAATAAAAACAGTGACTTTTCTAATCCAAATATATCTGGCTCAAACCTAATCAAATCACCAATAAAATACGACAATGATTTTAAAGACATCAAGGTTAGTAGAATGACATATGGCAAAAAAGATTTTTCTTTAGAAACACCATACATACAAACTCAAGACGACGCAAACAGTTTAATGGAGTGGATTGTAAATAAGGTGGTTAAGCCTAGAAGGTCTATTGGCTTAAAAATATTTGCTATTCCAACACTTCAACTTGGAGATATTGTGACTGTTGACTACACAGACAGTCTTGGTGTTAACCAAGTATCAGACCCTAAAGATCGATTTGTAGTATATAATATAAGTTATGCTAAAAGTTCAGAGGGGCCAGATATGACTGTTTATTTGAGTGAGGTTTAAGATGGTTGACGCATTACCAAACCTACCAGCCCCAACCCCTTCATCGGCATCCACTGGCGTCCTAGCAGCATCAAAAGACATCATACTCATAACCGATGAGTCTATGCCAATTGAGGTCATGACAGATCTAATTTTTGAGGATATCGGGGGCCAGGAAATAATAAATATATCAAGATCAGATATTATTAATGGCCAGAGCGTTATCTATCAGCCAATAAAAAATCTAACAAGTTTAAATTATCAGTATAATCCACAAAATATAATGTCACTACAAGACACATCGGAAAGTTATTTTAAGAAGTTTCCAATAATCTTTGATAAAAAAATACCATCTGTTGGGACAGGCCCTAACGGTGAAACGGTATACATAGAAGAAGAAACTGGAAATCTAATAATAAATGTTATTAATCTAGACGAAGACGAACAAGTAGAGGTTCAGATACTTAATTCTGGATCATTTTATAATGATACAATATATGGGGTGGTACAATGATTACTGATACTGGAAAAAATATTTTAGCAAAATACTTATTGGGGCAGGCGCCAGCCTACGCCTCATACATCGCTCTTGGCTGTGGAGCAAAGCCATTAAATTCCGATGGAACTCTTGGAGACTATTCCAAGAAGGTAAGACTTGACTTTGAGATGTTCCGTGCACCAATCATATCTCGTGGATATGTTTCAGAAGACAATATAACAAAACTTGTATTAACAGCAGAACTTCCCAGCGAAGAAAGATATGAGATAACTGAGGTTGCTGTATTTTCAGCGGGATCAAACACCTCTGCAGGAGCATATGACAGTAAGTCAATATATGCATTCACACAGGATGAAAACTGGGAATTTCACACCTCTACTGCTGCCACATCTATACCTGTTATATATGAGCCTTTGGATGGAGATTTAAAAAACAACGTAATAAATAGAACGCAAAAGGTTTTTCAGACAAACGCAGATAACAGAATTTTTACTAATGAAGAACGAAGACTGAGATATGAAAGATGTAGATTTTTTAACAATATTGTTGTATCAAGAGGAGACGTTTCAACTTTAACAGTAGATGCCGAGAACAACCTAGTTGTAAATCCTACATCAGATCATATACACCTAACTGGAGCAAATCTAGATTTTAACAGAAATGCTCCAACAGATCAGATAAAGTTAGCCTTTACTGTTATTAATAAAAATGGAGAGTCAGACGCTGCACCAGATAATGTTAAGATCCTAGTTGAATTTGCCTCATCAGATATTCACAATACTGGAGAGTGGGCAAGGTTCCAGGTCAATCTTAATAATGGAACTGGAGTAGGACAACATGATTTTATTAATAACAGATATGTTGTTGCAACTAAACAACTCCAAGAACTATACAAAAGTACTGGCTTTACTTGGAGCCAAGTAGATGTTGTTAGAATATATACATGCGTTACTGACAACTCTGCAGTATCTGAAAACTTTTATGTATGCCTAGATGCTATTAGATTAGAAAATACTAGTTCTGCAAATCCACTATATGGAATGACTGGTTATTCGGTTATTAAAAATACTAACGCTGAGCCTATCGTAAAATTA